TAATATAAAAAATAGGGACACTCTTTCAAGTATCCCTACGTTCTATCAACATATCTGATAGTTCTCTATTTACTTTCATATTCAGAATTATTTGTGTTCCCACAACCGAGGTCTAATGCCACAACAACCGTTACCTTCCTCACAAGCTCTTTTTCCTTGTGATTTTCAGCAATCCTGTTGAAGCTGAAAAACTCTACAAAGTGCGTAAATTCAAGGATTTCTACATATCCTTTCTGTGTAGTCCTACCACAGTCTCCACATGCTCGGTCTGTAAGAAGTTCACTTTTAAACTCTCTGCACAGATTTATATATCTGTAAAATCAAACATTTTTTAATTGTTCAGTTCTTAGTTCTTTGTACGTTCTCGTCCTGTGCGTCTGCATAGGTGGCAAAATGGTGGCGTTGCCACCCTACTCTTGCGAATCACCTGTACTTTCCTGTTTCTGTGCATCTTTCATGCCATCTTTAACTCCATCTGAGAAACTACATCCTACTAAACTTCCAGCTAATACGCATGTTAACAGTATTACAAAAATTTTTTTCTTCATAACAATCATTCTCCTCTAGTAATATTTTTACAGACAGTATATCACCAGAGGAGAATAATTGTCTATTAAATTACAATCAAATCTTTTTCACATCCCTGTATCCTCGTTCAATTTTAATTCAAAAAGTAAAAAAATTCTTAAAAGCACTTGACTTTACACCAAAATTGGTGTATTATAAAGACAAGTTAAGAGATAACAAAAAAATATAAGGAGGAAATAGAAATGAAAAAATATGACTTATCAAAAATTATGAAAAGAGCGTGGGAACTTGTAAAAAAAGTTGGGATGACTATTTCCTCTGGATTAAAAAAAGCATGGGAGGAAGCCAAGATGGTAAAAGAAATTAAAAATGTAGTTTTAAAAGAGTACATGAGTTACAATAAACGCAGATATAGCAAACCGTGGGTTTGTAAGATGCAAAATGGAAAATACAACTTTTCTGAAAAAGTTGGCTGTTTTTCCGCTAAAGATGGAGAAGAAGGAAATCTTGTTGTTTTTAAACCTGCGGTTGGTCAAGTATACGGTTTTGGTCAAAAAGATTATAGAGGCAATGGAACTGAAATTAATTTCTGCAAATGGAATGGTTCCTGTTTTGTAGAATGTGACAAATTAGGAAGATAAATAAGTTTTAACAAATAGGAGGACGCAAAATGAGATTTGAGATTTACAAAAATTATGGGGTGCTGGGTACAGAGAAAAAATGTGTGTACACCTTTAAGGCTCCTCATCCGCTCGGAGATTATTCAGAAAAAATCAATGTGCAATTACTTGAAAATGAGTATTTTACATTAGTAGAGGACAAAAACGGTTGTTTGTATGTCGAATCGGCATGGGGTTGGAGTTATGATGTAGATGAGGTGCTGCAAGGCAATGCAAAACCTTGTTTTTATGCCCTTGACACCGGAATGGCAGGGCACAGAGTATATTTGAATATAATTGAAGAGGATAATGTAGAATCATGTTAAAGTATAAAATTGATGTTTTAAGTGCTCTTAAAGCGGCTGGTTATACAACTAGTCGCTTGAGACAAGAAAAAGTGCTTAGCGAGAGCACAATACAAAAAATTAGAAAAGGAGAGGTCGTTGGCATTATCGCAATTGAAAGAATTTGTGAAGTGTTGAACTTGCAGCCAGGCGATATTTTGAAGAATGATTAGAAAATGTGTAATTTGTGGCACGGAGTTTAAATGCTCTCCGAGCGACAAAAAGATAACTTGCTCGGATAAATGCAGACGCAAAAGAAAATCCGACGTAATGAAGGGAAAGCCTCAGTTCTGGAGTGACGAGGCGAAAAAGAGGCTGTCAAAAAAAGGGCAGACCGAGAATCTAAAATTAGGAACCGAATATGCAAAAAAAAGCGCTAAATCAGGACGCTTTGAAACAAACATTAATGCCAAAGACTGGCACTTAATCTCTCCAAGCGGAAAACACTATAAATTTCATTCTCTGAATTTTTGGCTCAGAGAAAATTGTGAAGAATTCTTTGGGTGTCTGCCTGATAGCAAGCAATTTAAAAATGTCCGTTCGGGGTTGTCAGGTGCAAAGAGGGCAATGCTCGGCGGCACATACACCAGTACAACTTACAAAGACTGGCAAGTAATTCCGACAGAAGAAGAAATTAAAGCTAAACATTCAAAAGAGGACAGATAGGTTTTATCTGCCCTCTTCTTTTGCCACTCAAATTGCAATCAAGTCACGCCACATGTCTTGTCCACAGATGCCGTCGCCTCTACCATTTCCGATTTTCTTACCCTGTTTCATGCGTTCTACTTGATATTTGTTGACTGCGTTCATAAGCTGTTTTCCAAAGATTCTATCTAATTTTCCATCGTAATATCCTCGTGCCTTCAAAATCTCTTCTAAGAGCAATACACTTGTATTAGAGTCTCCAACTTTACAGTTTTTTGGTTCAAACATATATTGTACCTCCTTTGTTGTCGTATTTACTGTTGTATTAGACTCGCTAGTACTCTTCGCATTAGCAATTTCTGAAAAAGGAAAATTTTTCCCTGGACAATTTGTTGAGCATACTTCTCTGTGAGCTTGTACTTTACTAATTCCATATTTCTGCTTAAGATAAGCTACAAGCTCTTTTCCAGAATTAATCTGTTCCTGTAGCATAGTTTCCGTCATATAAGAACCCTCGAAGCAAATTCCAATACTATCCGCATTAGAGCCGGACGCATGTGCTCCTACTTTACCTTCCGGACGCAATCTGTAAACAGTTCCATCTTTTCTCACGAGAAAGTGATATCCTGCTCCGGACCATCCGTTGTTCAAGTGCCACTGATGGATATCCTGTGCAGTACAGTTACTAGCTTCTGCGTGATGAATAATAATTCTGTTTGTACTGTTTCTATTCGTCAAAGCAGTTCTGAATTTTAAATTTGTTTCAATAATATTCATGTCAATTTCCTTTCTTGGTAACAAAAAAGAGGATGATTACTCACCCTCTCTACTCTTCCTTGTTTGCTTGTTTAATAATCTGATTAATATATGTGCTTAATCCCGCTACTAAAATCCCCTGAACCACTGCTGTAAAAATTGCCATTGCTACATTTTGCACACCTGAAAGACTGCAGGTTGCAACTACATAGATTCCACAGATAATCACCCCAAGTCCACCAAGCGCAATCGGAATGTATTTATCTGCTACTGTCTGCGATTTTTTCAATGCAATTCCGACGAAATATAACACAACTGCAACTACTACAAGCTCCGGTTTCACATAATTCATAATCTGTTCCATTTATTTTTCTCTCCTTTTTTGACTTATATGTAACTCATCAATTTCCTGTTTCATTTTCGTGACCATGCCATTTCCGCCGAGCTCATGATATGCTTCGTACATTTCGCAAAAATTTTGATATGCATACGACGGAATATTTCCAAGTGCTGTGTACTTACTGTGATATTCAATCAGCTGCACACGAAGTAATAGCATCGTTCCTTTGCTATTTGCATCTCTGTCTTTTTTCTGCCTTTTTAGAAGCCAGACGATGTAGCCTAGCAAAATCGGAAGCACTATATTATATGTCTGCAATAAAATTTCTTCCACATTTTTTCTCGCTTTCTGATTTCTTTGTAAAAAAATAAGACCTCACGGTTCTGCTCGAATTTCCATCTATTTCACCTACTCCTCGATGTTTTCTTCGATATTCATTAACTCATTATACTGTTCCTCAGTAATTCTACCAGTAGCAAAAAAGATATCAATCTTATTCTTTAAATCATCTGTTAATCCGTTTTTTTCTTTTAATTTTAAAAGTGTTTTGTATAACATTACATTACCTCCAATTCTGTGAGTGCTACTGCGTATTCGCTGTTAACATACGCTTCTGCGCTCTGCATATCAATTTCTTGTGCTCTGTTATCAATATTATAGATATAATCCCTGCTATCAGATAACTGCTGTTTTACATAGTTCCAGCCGTTTTCGAGTGATACAGGGTAGTTAAATGTCGTGTATCCGTCAAGTTCGTCCGATGTTGTTAAAATGTTCGTTACTGGATAATAAGTTTCAAGTTTCTTAAATGCTTCAAGTTCTTCGTCAGTTAAATCAATTTCTTCCTGCTCAGAAAGTTTAAAAAGTACAAATGGATTATTTTTAGAAATCCACTCGTTGAAATCATCACTGGTCATTTTAGCATCTGTAGTAAATGCAAAACCAATATTACTAAACGCTCCAGTCGTATTTGCCGTATATTGACCGACCGTATCCGGTAAAGTATTCGTAAAATTAAAATGACTACTCATCGAAATATTATCTTTCGAAACAAGATTCTGTTTTATATTTAATGCAGCGCTAGTAGTATTATAAAATCTAAAAACTCCTTTGTAAGATGTATTACCCCAGTTGATCTGTTGCAAAAAACCCTTCTTGACTACTCGTACTAATTTTTTACGTTCGATATCTACAAAATCTGCAATATACTGCTGTCCATTCTCATCAGTATAATTTCCATCCTTTGTGACAGGAATTGCATTTAAAGTATACGGAAATATTGCAACTTGCTCTTTATATTCTTCAAAATAATTGTCATCTAAATCACCTGCCACAATCATCGGCTTTATAACTAAATTATCTAAGACTACACCTTTTTTTATCCTAATCATGAAACATGCAACCGAACCTTTTCCTTTTATCAAGTTATTTCCGCTTGCTAAGACTCTTGTGTTATTAACTGCAAAAATAAGTATTCCATCTATTGCATTTTCTAAACCGATAGTCCCAACAAATGCTCCTCCGTTGTTGATTGGCTTACTTGCGTAATAATCGCCAACGAAATTAAAATCAACATATTCTTTTCCATCCGTTGTTATTGTACCGTTGAAAGTATACGTTCCATCACTATTGTTTTTACAAGATACACCATCTTTTGTTTGTGTTTTTAAAACTGATTTCAATAAATTTTTTCCGCAAATCTTCACGACAGGATTTACAACGCTCTTAATCTCTTGCGGATAGTCTGGATTCGGGCTTGGAATGCCACCGGTGTAAGGTTCGTAGGAAGTGACAACAGAGCCTTTTTCTATCTGAACCAGAATATTAGAAATGCCATAGGTTTTGCCCTCTTCGATAAGAAAACACACTTTTGATACCTCGGCATTTTCTAAAGTAACTGATTCGTTCTGTTCCAGAACAGGTTTGAATGATTTGTTCGCTACTACTGCTTTAATACCAGTAGAAATATTAGAGCTAAGAATGCACGTCCTATCTAACACAAAAGAATCAACATCAAATATTGCCCATCCTGTTTCTGTTGCAGTTCCTTTCAATCCAAATACTCCATCCTTCGCAGTAACAGTTACTCCTCGTGTTGTTTGTGCCCCGTCTCTAATTTTAAGGAGATTCTTTCCAGTAGCAGTAAACTGCTCTGACTTGCCATATAGCATCATATCCATGATTTTGCCATTATCAGAATCGGCAAGATGAGTTCCACCCTGTGAACTTGCATAAAACTTTGTAATTTTCTTATCATTAAGCTCTTTCGTGTCATTTTTTAAAGTGTCAACATCCTCGTTCAACAGTTTTACTTTCTCATCTAACGGTTTGTAGGCTTGATTTATCTCTTCGATTTTCTCATCTGCACGACTGCCAATTTCTTCTTTTGCTGCGTTCTTCTGCTCTTCGATGTATTTTGCTGTTTCATCTTTAACAGTCTGTACTGATAACGCTTCTTGCTTTGTAATAGTCTGCACAGCCTGTTGCCTTGCATCAGCGATTGCCTGCTCTGATTCTTGCGTTTTTTCTGCAACGTGAGTGTTAAAGTTATTTACTTGCGTATTAGAATTTTCCTCTAGTTCTTCTATCATTGCACTCTGCTGAGTTTTTGCATTTTTAATAGTCTCTTCTAAATTAGTCTGCTGAGTCTTGCCTTTTTCAACAGACTGTTCAATAGCCGTCTGTTGTTTCTTTCCATTTGAAATTGCATCAGCTAAATTATCCAGTGATGTCTGCACTTCTTCAGCTTTCGTATTAATTGTTCCTACCTGTTTTTCAACATTTTCAGCCGACTGTGCTACTTGAGCTTTAATATTATCATAGCTCTCATTCTCCTCATGAATTTTCTCCATACAAGAGACAAAAGCACCTCTTACTTCTTCACCGTATACCGCATTTTTGAGCTGATTTATTTCTTTCGAAATATCTGTCGCCATTTAGTTCACTTCCTCTTTTACTTTTACTGGATTTTCAAATGCCTGAATCAGTTCTGCTTTCTCTTTTTCAAAATTTTCCTGCATTTCCTGCATTTTTGCATTGTAATATTCTTCTGTTTTCTGCTCATGCTCAGATACACTGGAAGCAAGCTCCATGTATGCCTCGTTTCTGTATTCAAGCAAAAGACCCTGCAAAATGTTCTCAATCATAAAGACAGGGAGCGGAAAAGCTCTAATCAAGTTTCTCACTCCCAGGGTAATCGTCTGCTTTGCATCTGCATAAAACTCTACTGCCGTTGTATCCGGTTTCTTTACTTCGTCCAACTTCTTATTCTCGTCCATTACTTACGTTTACCTCCTTCGCTTTCTGGAGCAGTGCTAAGACTTCTGCTTCTGTAAAAGTTCTAACTGTTGTTGCTGTTACCTTTTCAGACTGTTCATTTGTTCTCACATTTGCTTTCTGATTTTCCGGATCTCTATACTCTGCCATGTTATCTCCTTTCTCACCCATTCCAAGTACCTTTTATAAGGATTCCATTTTTAAATTGCATTGAACAATTATTTGACCACTGATTTACCGTTCCATCACTATTCATTGAAATAATCTGGACGAATCTCAGTGTCCCATTTATTGCTCCATCTTCAAAGGAAACATTTCTCAGTGTGTTATAATGCATATCAATATCGCATCCTGCATGAAGCCGTCCTGCTGTATAATCGCTCCACCCTTTGCTTTTTTGTACGTATGTCCATTTCATAGAATACGTACTTGCGCCGGAATAATCCTGTGCCGCCCAGGTCATATATGCCCCTTGCCATTCTAGGTCAAAATTGATCCCTTTCTTACTATTGTCAGCATTGAGCTTATTTGTACCGATCTTTCCGACATAGTACCCGTCTCTCCAAAAGTGATTTCCGTCTTGGTCAAATGCAGCTCTCTTCTTTGAGTCAGACACTCCATCGTCATAAATAGCAATTTCCCCTGCACTAATTTGCACATATTTACTACTGTTGTTAAATGCCGTAATTACTCTGTCATAGTATTGTGTAACATACGAACCGATTTCTCCTTTTTTCACTGTTTGTGTGATGCTCTCAGCGTTCTGTTTAATTGATGATGAAAGTTCTTCTTCTCCTTTTTTTGCCCTTTTCACCTCTGACTCGATAGAATCTTTCAATAGTGTAAACTGTGATTCTGAATATGCAGATATATATCCCAAAATTTCCACATCCGTAATATATACTGTTGTATTTTCTACATAATTATAAAAATATGTGTAAAAATACGATGGCGTCGCATAAGAAGTAAACTCAAATTGTGTCCACTCGTTGCTTAACTCTCCAGCAGAAGTATAGAATCCCTTTCCATCTATCGTCAGCCTTACCCTTGCAGTTTCAGAATCTTCTTCGTTACATGCTGCTTTAAATCTGACTGTTACTGTCCCTTTTTTCTCCCACGGCTTTTGATACCAGGAAACAGTGTTCGTATTCTGTATCATTGCACATGTTCTTTCGTTAAATGTTGTCTGTGTTATTTTAGTCGTATCACTTCGTCCCCAGCCAGTAAACTTATCATCGTTGTTTGAAAAATTCCCATTGCTGCAATAATTATGCAATGAATTTTCGTAAATCTCTGATACTGACGCTGACACCTTTCTAACTTCTACATCTAATTTAGTGTTCAAATCATCAAATAACTCCTGCATTTCTCTCAAACAACGCACGTTTGTAAGATACACTACCGAACCAGTGTATCCGTAAACCGTTATTGCTACAGATTTCGTTGTTTTAGAAATCTTAACTTCCTTGCTAAACGTATGAAACTCATCTGCACTATATCCACTGAAATATCCTGTAGACTGATTCCCCGAGAATCCATACCGAACATAAGACGGACGATATTTTGAACCTTCTGGATATGCAGTTTCAACCGTTATCTTATAATTGCCAGCTTCCATAATTCCTAAATTTTGTGTCAATGTCACTGAACCATCTGCAGAAAACGTCAGCTTAATTGCATTCATGTTTAAAAATTCTGCCTGCGCAATCGTACAGCTACTAGTTGCTCCGGATACGGCAAACTTACTTTTATCAAGAGTCTCTTGCTCTCCACCAACAATATAGTTCTTTCTTGCAACCGTTTCCTTCACGCTTCGGACTGACAGTGAAATCTTATTCTCCAGGTTTGAAATAGAATTCTCTATCTCCTCTCTGGCAACTCTGACTTTATTATCGGCATGATTTTTCGCCGCTGTTTCGCTCTCTGTTATCTTCGTTTCAACTGATGTCCGGTATTCGGCATCCAAAGATTCTGTCTTGACGGAATTTACAAGAAGCATTTCACCATTGATCTTTCCGTCCATAGTCAACGCCACTCCGTCTATTGGTCCGTCATACCCCTGGCTATAATGAGCCAGACCGCCCAGCCCCCATCTCCAGAGGTTCTTTGCTTTGTTCTTATAATCCACATCATCAGCAACGATGAACTCATTCGGAACGTGTACTGCATACCCACTGGCTACCTGTTTATTTATTAGGTCCTGTGCGCTTCTGAGAGCCTCCTGCAAGATTTCTGTTTTGCTCGGCAAGGATTTTATTGTCTCTTCCATTTCAGCCGTACTCTTGCGGTTTGACGAGGTGTACGACTTAACACTTGTTTCATCGCCCAGTGTAACCGTATTATTCTTGAAACTGGTAATGTACACCTTCTTCTTCGTAAGCGGAAATTCCTTATCCAGACCGTTCGGTATCGATACGCACTGAATCTTATTTCCGACATCGAATTGCTGGAAGGAATCATCCGTAAGGTTCAGATCTATCGCTTTCAGCTCCAGTACCATCTTCTCAAACTGGGCAGATTTCAGATACTCTTCGCCTTTCTTTTTCAGATTTTCCGGAAGAGATACATCGTCCCACGTAACTGTCTTATAAATCTTTCCGTATTCTCTTACGGCATTATCATCTGTTACATAGTCAATGCCTCCATTGATGCTTGCGATTGTTATTCGCTGATCTGAGATGGCTTCCAATGATGGATCCTGATCTTCTTCGTCCAGCTTCGCTCCAAGTGGAATTATACATGTGACTAAATCAGATGCATCCATGTTCTTTGAAAAATCTAGCAAATTTTTTCCAAACCGGATGTCCTGCGTGTTTTTGGTGTAATAATCTTCGTCTGACAGATAGTCCAGGATTCTCTGTCCATCCTCGTGCCGGATAACTAAATGTCCTCCAAGTCTGCTCGTCAGCTTCTCTTTTATCGCTGTTCTTGTATCTTCATAGTTTGAATACCTATACAGTGAATCATTAGAATCCTTTACCGTTACCCTGCCGACAACGAACTGTTTCCTCTCCTCTACCTGTGCATTATGAATATCTATCAAATCCTGCACGTACGCCTTGACTGAAATATTATGATAAACCTTCGGCCTCTGGATGCTGTCGCATAAAAAAGCAAGCTCTCCTTCCACGAAAACCTTCTTTGTTCCAGAAAAATCCTCATCGTCATAGAGAACTCGCCCGTAAAACTCCGGCTCATCATCCCGGTAAATCACAATGTCTGTTGTCAGCTTCTTAACCTTGTCATAGTACGGGTGTGTTGGAAACACCTTGAAGGTCGCCGAACCATTGACATTATCTCCAATTTCAAAATACGGATTTCCACCAACGGTCAGTGCCTTTACCCTGGCATCGTGAATCGTGTACTCCTTGCCGTCCACATAGGCTTTAATCGTATACATCTACAGCATCCCTCCTCTGTGAATCAGCGTAACCTTGCCCGTCCCTTGGAAGTAAAGGTCATTCACTCCCTTGTACAGAACAATGTCATACATGATATTCTCGCCGGTATATATCGTATAGGTCGAATTGCGATACCTTACCTTCATTTCTGCATTGGAAACAATTCTGAGTGTTTCGTTATGCACCCAACCGTCCAGTGTAACCTTCTGCCATCCAGAGCCGGAGCTGATCGTGATGTCTGAGGTGTTCCGGATAACGCCATTGATGAAACTGAACGTATCCCACTTCCAAGGCTCATCCGATGAATCCACGCTGATTTTATACGGCTCGCATTTGCAGCTTATAACAATCTCCGCTGTTACGTCATTATTCTTCTCTGTCTCAATCTCACACCTGCCGGTATAATAATAGCCCTTGTCGGTATCCAGGATGATTCTCTTTGAGATTCCCTGCAAGTCAGAAGCGATCTGGCTTAACAGACCGCTCCATCTTTCATAACTACAGTTTCTTGCCCCGAATGTGAATTTCAAGGTCCGCATCTCATATTTTACACCGCCGTTCTGGGCTTCTGAGAGGTCCAGGTCCCCGTTCATGCCGGGGACGCTCACATACTCTGTCTTTGTTTTCGGTATGCCGATAACAATCTTCTTGAGTCTTAAGCCCCAATCCCGGAACGAATGCGTCTCATCAAACGTTACGCCTACCTCCGACATGATTAACCTCCTCTCTTCTTGTGTGTATCAATTCTCGCCATGTTTTCATCGACAATCGGTGTTGTTGTATCTCCAACTTCCCTACCGTCCAAATCTACATGAACGTGTGTCTCTCCGGTAATTTCTACCGTTGTGTCTCCGCTCTCGAAGACACCCTGCTTTTCTTTCTCAACTTTGTAGGTTGTGCTGACTTTCTTATCAACAGCAATCTTTCCTGTCTCCACATTAACCGCCGTCTGCATCCGCTTTCCGAGGTTTGCCATTTCATCATCCATCTGCTGGTACAGGTCCGGCATTTCAGCTTCAATACCTACGCCAATACCCGGTGGAATCCACCTGCCAATTTCATCAGCGAATACTTTTGACGGAGAATGAATACCGAGTCCATCTTTAACTCCATCTACAATTCCGGAAAAGAAAGAGGAAACTTGACTCTTGAACCAGTTCCCAGCATTACAAATACCATCCCAAATTCCAGTAACAATATTGTAACCAACGTCAAGCATTTTACCTGGGAGCTGAGACACTTCATCTATCACAGTACTACATAAATCAGATGCAGCCTGTTTTCCTTTTTGAACCATATCAGAACCCCACTGGGCTATTTTCTGAATGGTATTATTTAACCATGTCCAAATTCTTCCTGGCAATTCGGAAAAGAACTTTATAATTGACTCTATTGTATTAGAACCAATTTCTTTTGCTTTTTGAAGTGTATTCGTGCCCCAAGTAGTAAATTTATTATAGGTATCAATTAACCAATTCCAAACCTTACCCGGCAGTTCGGAAAAGAATTTTATGATACTTTCTATACACACACTTGCAACTTCTTTTGCTTTTTGAAGCATGTTACTTCCCCAAGCAATGAAATTATTATATGTGTTTGTCAGCCAGTTCCAAATTTTTCCTGGAAGTTCCGCAAAGAAATTCACGATTGCTTCGATGATTTGTGGAACTGTCGTTGTTACCCATTCTAAAGCACTTATTCCCCAACTAGCCAACGTACCAATTACAAAGCCTATCGCATAACCGATTTTGTATGGCAGTTCAGAGAAGAACTGTACGATTGAATCAATAATCTGTGTTGTGACTTCTGATGCGGTTTCAAGCATCGAAGCTCCCCACTCAACAAAACTTTCTGCCAGGGAGCTGATTGCCTCTATGATTTTTCCAGGCAATTCGGAGAACCACTCAACTGCAGAGTCTATGAACTCGCCTATGCTATCCAGGACGCCAGAAAACCATTCCGAAATAGCTGAACCAAGTTCACTCAGCTTCTCCGGGATGCTCTTGAAAAATTCTACAATCTGGTCCCAGTGTTCCTTTATCAGAACAACTGCTGTTGCAACTGCTGCTACAATTCCAGCCACTACAGCAGCTACCAATGCAGGCACACCTAGAATTACTGCTCCGACGGCTACCAATGCGATGCCGACAAGCATCAGAACTTCTTTTATGGCATTGAAGCCATTGACAAACATATCCACGAAATTGGTTACAGCAAGAACCGCACCTGCAATAATAGAGCCAATTCCGGCTATAGACGCACCAAATTCTGTGATGAATCCAATTACTTTAGAAACAGCTCCAGCAATAGAAGAAAAAACAGCAGCTATCTGTGGAAATTCGAGTTTTAGAACTTCTATTAAAGTTCCGGCTCCGCCTCTCCACAAATTAAACCCTTCTACTATTTTTCCTATTACTCCACAAGTTTCAGAAGCTATGCCTTTAAAAGTTCCAAGTACAGAGAAAAGTTCTTTAACAGATTGCGTTACACTCTTTGCAACTTTTAGTGTAACAATTGCAGATGCAATCGTTCCTATGGCTTCTCCAATACTTTCTAAAGCCGCTGGGTCTTGATTATCAAGAACTTCGAAAAGTTTAGAAATAATATCAAGGATTTTTTCTGTATTTTCCTTTATGCTTTTCAGAAAACCATCAAAAAATCCATCTAGTAATGCAGAAACACCAGGAAACTCTTCACTCAAACCTTGACAAAATCCAGCTATAAAATCTTTTGCAGTCTGAATGATAAGTGGCAGATTTTCTTGTACCGCTCCACCAGTTCTACTTATCATTTTGCCAAACGACTGTCCAATTTCTTCTGAATGTTCTGTTAATCCCTGTAGAAACTCTGCAAACAGTTCTATTCCAGCAGACCACATATCGCCGGTAACATCCATGATTGCACATACTAATTCCGAAGCCATCGTTGCTCCGGCAGATGCAAATTCATTTTTATACGCTACAATTCCGTTTATAAAAGAACTTACAAGATTCTCTGCAACTTCAATTAGCTTAGGAGCTGACTGTGCTACCTCTGTCACAATTTGCGCCATCACTTCTCCGGCTTTTACTACCAGAGAATCTAAACCACCATTGTTAAAAGCATCTTGCAACTCTTGAATCATCGTTTGCGCTTCTTTTACTACGTCTTTTAGCGGAGCCTGCATCTCTTCGTACAACGAAATTCCAAGTCCTTCCAGTCCAGATTTTAAAATTGTAATCTGTTCAGGAAGATTGTCGCTCATTGTATCTGCCATTTCAGCAGTAGCGCCATCGCAATTTGCAATAGACTCTGTCAACTTATTAAAGTCATCATCAGAAGCATTAACGATTGCAAGTAAGCCAGACATCGCCTCCTGACCACCTAAAGATGCAGCCATTTGAGCCTGCTGATCTTGTGTTAAATTTGCAAACCCTTCTCGCATATCCAGCATAATCTCGTTTAGAGATTTCATAGAACCATCACTTTTTGTAAGTGACAATCCAAGAGCATCCATTGCGCTTTGAACTTCTGTCGTCGGCTTTGCCATTCTCGTAATAATGCTACGCAATGATGTACCAGCTTGACTTGCTTTAATTCCACTATTTGCCATCAAGCCAATCGCCACAGCACAATCCTCTGCTGAGAATCCTAACGCTCCAGCCACTGGCGCAACGTACTTGAAAGTTTCACCCATCAGAGAGACATTTGTATTCGCATTGCTGGAAGCTGTAGCTAAAACATCAGCAAAATGTCCTGAATCTGCTGCTGTCAGCTTAAAAGCTGTTAATGCGTCCGTTACAATATCACTCGTTGTTGCTAAATCTTCTCCTGATGCAGCTGCCAAGTTCATGATGCCTTCAATACCGTTTAGCATATCAGTTGTTTTCCAACCAGCCATCGCCATATAAGAAAACGCATCTGCGGACTCAGAAGCAGAGAATTTTGTCTTTGCACCCATTTCTTTTGCTTTATCTGTTAGGTTTTTTAATTCATCCCCAGTAGCTCCAGATATTGCTGCCACATTTGACATAGATTTTTCAAAGCTCGCCCCGACTTTAATAGCAGCCGCTCCCAATCCTGTAATTCCTGTCGCTGCTCCACTGATAACTGCAGTTGTAGTTTTAATAGCTCCTTTCGCAAGGTCCGATATTTTATTTAGCCCGCTTTGAAAACTAGATGTATCTATGCTTGTGTCAAATTTAAGCGTGCCATCATAGCTCAATGTTCTCACCTCAATTCTTCGGTTCAATCATCGGCTCATAATGGCACTACTTGATTTGTATTCCGTTTTTAATTTTCAATTCAAAATGGGTATGACAATTTCTCCCTTTACAAGAAACTATCACACCCGAACACTTTGCCGTCTCTTCAAAAAACAGCGGCATCTTATATTTACATTTTGGACACTCGACTTGTATCATTCTCTTTTTTACATATTCAATACTAGTCACCTCCTATAACAGTCCTGCAAGGTTTCCATCATTCATAAGAGCTTCTGCTATTGCATCCATCTTTTCTTCCTCATTTGCAGGTAATGGTAAAGCGTACAACTCTTTTTTTCTTCTATAAAAATCTCTCTGCTCTTTTGTCATATTAGAATTAATATCAATACTACGATACTCCATGATTTTGCTGAATTCTAAATCAGATGATAACGTCCGCATCAGAGCTTTAAATTTCCACCAATGGAGGTATTCTATATCTTGTAAATCAATCTGATATTGTGTCAGAAAAGCCGAATAAATATAATCATCATCATATTCAAAAGAATAAATTCTCTGAATCTCTGAAGCTCCTTCTACTTCACCGGCTTTCTTCTCTCTCCACTGTTTGCCACAAGAGTAAAACCACAGCAATCCATCAACAGCAGAGTTCAAATTTTTCGGGATTTTTTTGTACACAAGTTCTAACCCTCTCATTGCTTTTTCTACATCTGATAACTCTGTATCCTGCATCATTAGTTCAAACAAAATATAAGTGCGGAAGTTTGTCTCTATCTCATACTCTGCTCCTTCAACCTCTATTGTTTCTGGAAGGCAGTCTATAAGCATGTTATAATTCATAAACTATACACCAATTACATCATATTTTTTTATGCTTATTATTGTTCACTTGACGTCTCTGTGCCCTATTCAAATTGTACTTATTTGTGATTGCATTTAACTGCCCTTTCATTTTTCCAGCTTCAGTAGCAACAATTGCAAAAGCATCCATGCAAATTGCTAAATTATTCTTACCTTTAAATAATTTTTCTGCTGTTCCTTCTCCAAATAATTCATCAAAGAAGGCTTTTACATTTTTGCATGTCTCACGCATGCCATCAGCATTTGATAAATCTGTACGAACTTTGAGTTCTTCATTTCTTTTTACAACCTTTTCCATTGACTTTTCATAAACTTCCATAACATCCGCATCAAATAAATCTAACTCTAATTCTTGTCCACAAATCTTCAACGTACTCATTCACTTTACCTCCAAATTTTCTAAGCTGTAGCCTCTTCAAAAGTTTTCGCTTCTGTATTAAAATATCCGTCAACTGGTTCTCCTACAGCATTGAGATTTCCGCTCAAACTCTGTTTCTTTTCTCCGGACACGCCACTAACTTCTGCTGATACAATAAATTTTCTAGCTGCAAACGTATTTGCAACCACTGTCGAGCCTCCTGTCATTTTTTTATCCCACAGCTCCACTCTGCAATATTCAAACTCTGCATCAGTGCCGGTTAAATGATTTCTTCCGACTTGATATAATGCATTGACTGCATCCTGACTCTTAATAAGTCTTGCTTCAAACGGAAATACAGTTGTATAAGACACAACAGAGGATGAAGAAGATGGTTCACATACATACTTTTCGGATTCACTCTCCGCTCCAAATGTCTCATCTAAAGTCGTAAACCCAACTCCCATTACCACCCAGTTCGGTTTTTCGGACGTTCCAATATTCAAATAGTCCGCAAACTGATGCCTCTGGATTACTTCTTTTGCATTGCTTACATTACCTGTCATTTTTAATTACCTCCTTAAAATACAATAAACGCAAGGAAATCTGATACCTTGCGTTCTTCATAGCTCCGTCAAAGATATAACCGGGCGACAGCACCTCCAGTTCTTCTGCGTGCATTCCTTCCGGAACTTCCGGAAGTTCTCCTTCGTTGCTCTTCATCTCCACCCAGTCGGCAAATTCTTCATAAAATGTGCTATTTTCAATATTCTGTACTCGATCCATACTATAAAACTCTCTCGAGCCAAATTGAAACTGATATTGCCGTTCTGAACTGCCGTCTATATATCTTTGAATTACCGGGTCGAATATCCCTGTTTCGATGGTGTATTCTACAGGGTCTGGTCCAAGGGCATCTACCCGGAATACTCCATCATGCAAAAGAGGGCACAGCAGAAAATAGTCCGTTATGCCCTCTAATATACTTTTTACTGCCATGTAACCTCCTAAATTTTATCTGCACCTCGCAGAATATCATCTTTTTCAGCTACTTTCATTCTTGCAAACCAATGCGCCCCTCTATTTGCATCATAAGACCTGACATCAGAGGTGTTGTAATACTGTCTTGCAGCATACGGAGCAATATAATTCACTTCACCACTACCAACGTCTGTCCCGAGTATTCCTGACTTCTCTAACATACCGGTTCGAAATGGAACTCTAGGACTACATCGTCTAAGCACCTCGGAATCTACAAACATCTGCTTCTTGCTAAATTGAGCATTTCTTTTTGTCGCAAAATCTGGATTCCAGGTCAATTCTGCTGTGCCATTTTCCGAACTGATGATTGACCCTCTTGGAGTTGTAATCTTTTTCAGCGTCATTATGCTCCTCCTATTCTCCAATGCTTTGTCCTATCAGTTCCTCTGATTGTATTGTCGGCATATTCTGTGACAGTCACAAAATCTTCATCATGTTGTCTCAGCTTTGCCAGGTCTTCTATTGTTTCCTTCAAGATAACTCCATGTTGAAAACTGAACGTGTCGAATACCCATTGGTCGGCAACTTCAAGCTGTCCTCGCACAATATAAGCGTTCTTCTGGATAGTCCAGTACCTTTCTGCCTCTTCATCCGACAGCTTCTTATACTCTTCTTCGCTTATATACTGCTTTTCACCCTCTACGGTTGCTGTGTATGGAATCCGGATTACGCACTGTGCTGTACCCTTCCGGCTTGTATCCGATACTACCTGTGCTTTGCTTCCATACCAGAAAACTCCCAGGATTCTTGTTGCATAGAACTTTTCTCTCCGGTCTGCTCCGATTCGCAAATTAAAGATAGTCACATCACTGTTTGTCATCATACTCTTTCACCCACCTCCTGCTCAGCAAGCCAGTGTTCGCTAAGTATATCCTTACAGCGTTGTACATTTCAGCATGTAAAACAGTGTCGCTTTCAGCATCTGCGTAGCTGATAGAATATCCATCATTTGATTCAGACTTAACAGATGTTCCTTTTTTTTCGTTGTGTATTGCTACTAAGTCAGTTACGCAGCAGATAGTGTCTCTAATCAAATCTGTAATTGTCAGTAATCTCTGTATACGTCCAAATGTAACTCTATCAACAAACGCTTCTGCAAACTTTTCAGTCCGTCTGAAATCTTTTTCGTTTTTGATATAGACACCACCATACTCATCTTTGTAATACGCAAAGTCTACATACAGTTTTTTCACATTATCCTTGACCATCAAAACACCTCTTTCCGGTTTCCGGCAAATCCGCAGATTACAAAAAAGAATCAACTATTCGCTGAATTTGCTTTTTCCTGCGTAGCTGATTCTTTTTCGTAAATTTTCTTTTCTTCCTTAGAGACTGTCTCTGTATCCAAGTTCTCAAGTGAATATCCCATGCTTTTGTAATATTTTGCCTTTCTCTCTGGAATCCGGCACGAACTTCCATCTTTCGTTGCTAAATACATAATACCTCCCACTTATTCTCCAGCTTTCAGCACTGCAAATGGGCATCTCTTTGTTTTATCTTTCTCAATAGAGTTGATAGGATTCGGAATCTCCCAGCCGAGGCGCATTACTGCACGGAGTGCCACCATGTCATTCTGCATTAAGTTGTAGGCAATTGAACCGTCTGAATTCTGCACAACTCCTTCTGTGAACAGTTTAAATGTAATATCCTGTCGAATAGAGTATACAAGCTGTGAGAAGTCTCCTGAAATCATAAGTGCTTTTGTTTTATCAAAAGCACCGTTGTTAGGGAAATTCATCGGTGAGCCATCAAGAGCATACTGTGTTGTTCCCTGCATATCTGATTTAAAAATCGGATTCCCTACCTCATCTTTAAGACCTCTCAATTTTGCTCTCATCGAAATATCTGCCAGATGACCATTTACAAGATAACCACTTCCTTCAACTTTCGCAATTACACCATCTTCTGCCATAATTTTATCATACAGATTATCTGATGCTCCTAATGTAACAAATGCTTTTGCTTTTGTTGCTGTTGTTACTAAATCTTCACGCCAAGTGGATGGTTTATCTACTCCAAACAATGCTGCTCCATCAATTACCCTTCCAAATGCTTCGGTCACTCTCGGTTTCACTTCTGCCCAGATATCATACTCGGAATCATCTAATACAGCCTCTGGAATCGGAACAATAACTGCAATCTCTTCTGCTGTAATAAACTTCTTATCCCATGCCTGTTTTGTAGTTTTTTTCTGTCCACTATCACCATTTACGAAGTACGCAATTGGCAGCATATCAAGCACTGGCATTTTATACTGTTTGCTTGTCATATTAGCAAGTTTTCGCCCTCTCGATAAAACTGCTGACTGAGCAATTGTCCCCTGAATAATCTCATTACTTTCCTGAATCGGAATTAATGATTCAACACCGCTACGGTCAATAATATTTGCATCTTCAAACACTCTTAAATTCATTCTGTTGTTCATCTCATACCTCCACTATCTTATCTTCTTGCAGCTGCTCTGATTTTGTCATTAATAGACATATTCATATTTCCTCCAGAACCGTTTGAAGAATTTCCTACTGATGAATCTGCAATTCTGTAAGAATTTCCACCCACAAATCTTGGATTTTCTTTCAAAAACTTCTCAGCTGCTTTTTCAAAAGTTGTTTTATCATCTACAAGTTTTGATACTTTGAACATAATATAATCAAGGTCATCAGGCTTTACTCCCTTGCTAGACAGGAACTTTTCGTTTTTCATCTGCTTTACTTCATTCAAAGCATCGTCACGTTCCTGTTGCAATTTCGTAGCATCCGGCTGATTAGCTGCACGCTCTGCTTTAAATTTATTAATTGCCTGCGTAACTTCTGTTTCTGTCATTCCCTGATTTCTGAAAAAATTAGCAAGTGCTGTACGCTCTGAACGTTCTACACGTGCATTTGCAATTTCTTCCAGCTGTTCATAAGTATACGTTCCGGTATTATGTGCTCCGGATGCACTCCCAGCGTTTCTTCCACCCTGCTGACCAGGGTCAGCTCCTTCGCCGGTTTCAAAGAGCTGTAAATTCATTCTGTACTTCATATTTACCTCCGTTTCGCCTCGACAGGCTCCCGAGCTTTTTATGCCTTCACGTTTTAGGCATTATAAAAACACCCTTTGGGGTGTTTCCTACAAAAATGTGATACAATTGTATTCTTTGTTGATATCTGTCAGTCCCAGAAACCATGAATCAATTAAAAGCTGTCCTTTATCTGACAACTGTTCCCATTCGATTGTCGCCATTCCACTGCTGGTGCTTGCAACAACTCTATCATCTGTTAAATCTCTTAATGAGTTAATTAAATTGCATGTCAGAGCCGATACTGCCGCACATGCTCTATCAATGCCATCTGACTCTTTTCTTCCTGCATGTCCATTGATATAGACGCCTTTTTGTTTTACTTCTACTTCAATCATCATTTTCTCCATAAAAATACCACCAGTCTAATGAAATGACAGGTGGCAATTATATAATAGCTTTAAACGCTTTATTATACTCAATTTCTAACTTTCGTTTAAAATCTTCAATTTCTTCTGGTTTCATTCCTGGTTCTGCTGATGCACAAATATCAGGAATTTCTTCTGCTAATATTTCTGTTGCCCTTGGCTGTTCCGCATACATCATATCATACTCGTCAACTAATGCATCCTCAAGTATAACAGAAAACTCATATATATCTTTCGGCGTGTTTTCAAGAAAATCTTTTATATAATTCATATTTTTTCTAAATACCAGCATCTTTCCACGCCTCCTTTTTATTCTTTCTTCGAACAATACTGACCACATCGCCGGAACTTTTATTTTTTATAACTACAAGCTGCTTACTTTGGCTGAACCAAATAATTTTTTCTTCTCCTTCAGAATAATTTGGCTTAGACTTTATCAGGTCAAGAACATCTTTCTCCTGAATAGTTTCATATCCTGGTTTATTTAACCTTGGCAATCGGCTCAAAGCATGTACTGACAGTTCTTCCCCCTTTTCCTTAAATCTGTCATACGCCTGTTTTGATTTGATTTTGAATTCTTCGGACCATTCCTTACTATTGATTTCACGATACGTCAAAACTCTTTTCTGAAGCTGTTTCCACTGCTCTCCACCATTATATTTTATTTTTCCAAAGCTAGCAAGTGTTCCAATAGATTCTCCAAGCACTTTTTTATATTGTTTATACTGCGTAATATCTTTAGAAGCATTTTCTATCATTTCTGGAGGAAACATAGCATTTTGATACTTTATATTTGTTGCTACTCTTCCACGCATGTCAAGATAGATACGTTCTCGTTCTTGAGGAAGTTTCATTTTATTTGAGAATCTTGCATACTCATTCAACTGAGCTTGATATTTTGCTTTTTGAAGAATGATTTCTTGCCGGTCCGCACCTCCATGCTGTAACAGACGAACTTTTTCACGCTGTGCCCTCATAGCAGTTTCCATCTGTCTCTGCTTCTGCTTTGCACCATATAAAGTATATTCTTTTCCCTGGAACTCTCTTGGTCTGTTTTCTTTTCGGTTCTGCTCTTCCAGCCACTCATCAGACCAGTTTCTTACTGATATCCCTTTGATAAAAGGATAATATGTATGGTAGCAGTTTGCTCCAAGAAGTCCTGTTACGGTACCAAGACCACAGACAGAATACAGCTGTTCTTTCGACCAAATTTTACCTTGCCACACGGAATGAGTGGGACGTGCTCCTGCGTGCCACTCTACTTCAAAATACTCTGTTCCAAGTTTTTTTGCATTATACTCGGATATCTTTCCGGTAACTTGACTCACACCAGTTAATACCGCTCTTCTGGCAGCAACATCCACCCTGTTTGCTCTTCCAGAAGCATATTCTATTTTTCTGAGACCAGAATTTGTCAGCTGAGTAACAACTCGTCTTAAAACACTATTATAGTCAAATGCTCCCGTTACAATGTCAAAACACGCATCATCTAAATAATTGATATAAATCTGTGACAATGGAGTTGCAATCTTTTTTCCATTTCCATAATCTAAATAGAATCCTAGTGAATTTGTTATGTTTTCCAAATCTTCAAGACTCTGTTCTATGATAGACTCTGTAATCTGTTTCAACTGCCCATTCTGTTCAAATGGAATATACTGTGCATTAACTTGTTCATATATATCCTTATTTCGTACATATTCTGAATCAATCACATTATCATACAATTCAAACATTTCCGGATAAGAAGCGTTTAATACCTGCTTAATTTCTCTTTCAATATCTTCTGAAGAATATCCAATGATTTGCAATCTATTAATCTGCCAATCCGCTGTACTAGTAATTTTACCTGTCTTTTTGATTCGCCGAACAATATCTTGCATGATTCTCATTTCTAAATTTTGATATCTCTGAGCAATTTTGGCAGCCATTTTATTTTTGTAATCATCTCGCATACTACGCTATCACCTGGTTCTGCTCCGGAAGATTTTTCTTTGCTTGCTCCTCTGTCTCGCCGTACCATTTTGCACGGTATTCTTCAAGCCTCATAACACCCATGCTGACATCCTGCCGGTCCTGCTGCCGTTCAGAATCTTTGTCTTCAATAATTGAGTCATCGAAATTAATCACAATGTCTGCATCAAGGTTTAACTGATTTCCAGCTACAATGCCAAGCCGAATGATAATTCTGATTAGCTTCTTCAATGCATCCTCTAAAATGATTTCATGTTTCTTTAACATTCTGTACATATCAGAGTTTTCTGAAATGACCTCTGTCGCAGTCTTGACGCTTTTACCCTCAAAGCGATATCGTTCTGTTCCAAATCCGCACTTAAAAGACAGATAATTCAAATCATCATTAATTGCTTTGCTGTGCTGCTCTACTCGAAGGCTCATATCAACTTCTTTAATCAGACCATTCTGTTCCTTGTCATAATCTTCTGGAAGAGCATAGAATACACTATCGTCTGGGTCAAATGCCGGTGTTCCATCAATATTAGTCAGCATTTCAGGTGCAACAAAGATTCTTTTTCTTCCAAGGTCAAATTCATTGCAGTATGAGTCAAACTCCGTGTCCAGCTTTTTTAATACATCAATCGCATTTGCAAAGATAGCAATTCCCATTGGATTGCACTCTTCTGCATTGTTCGTAATATTTAAGCGATCAATAACAAATTGTGGTTCTGTAGAGCCTGTTTCTGTCCTCTCTGCCATATTGACAAAAGGTTTTAGCTCTTTCCACTCTTCTTTCGTTAGTTCACGCCCTTCAATGCTTCCTCTTGTGCACTCTAAAACACTGTTTTCAATTACATAATTACTACTTTCATCTAACCGATGAAACTGTATATGAATATATTTTTTCTGCCGGACTGTATGTACAAAAGTAAAAATGCACTCTGTTACAATTCCATTGTTCCAGCTGACTGGATAAATGTTCTTTGCATCTACATAGTTGATACCAATTTTACCATCTATTATACTTCCATCTTCTCTAACTGACATATTATACAGATACGGAATATATGCCACTGTACCAGAATATGCTTTTCGTTCCTGGTAATCATTTCCCATAACAAAAAACTGATTATTATTAAGCACATTTTGTACAAACTCTTGTGTTTTCTCATCACTTAATGTAATCATTACTTTTTCATTTAAGAGTAAATCGGCAATGTCCTCTGACAGCTTCTTTGCCATTCCCATGCTCTTTCTCCTGCATCGTTTGCATGTTCCTCTTCCGCTGTATACTTTATAAAAACTAAACTGCCGAACATTTGAGTTGTACCAACTTATCCATTCGTCAATCTTTCGATAAAACGAAGCATCTACTGTATCAATTCCCTTTTTTCTAAAATAATCGAAAATATTCATCCTTGTCTCTCACCTCCCTGCTGCTAATTTTCTTTTGTATCTTCTATATCATCATTAGGCAGCCAATATTTTATTTTGCTCCATGCTCCCATGACTGCATAGCGGATTGCGTCCATGCAGTGGTCATTCTCTTTCACTGGCACTTCTTTGCCTTTTTCAATAGACTTTTTATCGTACTCATACACTCCAAATTCTTTTACTGCGTTCTCCTGCTCAGGAGAAATTGACATAACATTAAACGCAAGGGCTTTCTGTACACGGCTGATTCCCAGTGCCACATTATTTTCAGCATCTCTAAGAAATACTTGATAATCAAGATTTCCTGCTTTAGTTGCTCGTTTAACTTCCTCTGCCAAACCCTTTGCTGATGGGTCAAGAAAAACATAAAAGACTCGGCTGTCATATTGCTCATGCAAATTATTCATGAGTTCAGCCAAGTCTCTTGCATATTCTGATGGGCTTCTTTGCTTTCCAGTTTCTCGCCCACTGTGATAATATTCTGCCAAGCCAGAAAACTTTTTTTGATAAGTATCAAGCCCGAAAGCCTGAAATGTTGTTGCATTCTGCTGACCATAATCACCGCCAATGTAGATTCTGTCATATCTTCTATCTGGATTTGGTTTTTGCCTATGCCGTTCGCCGAACATATAATATATCAGCTCATCCACGCCAACTGACTCTCCAAGCCACGTCCATCTGTACATCTTAGGGTCAATTAACTCCATTGCTTTAGCCGAATTAATCAAATCCTGTCCTAACCAGTCTGCAGGCACATCCCTGTAATCTGTATGCACGTGGATGCAATCTGGACGCTTTTCCATTTTTTTACACCAGACATTTACTGGTGCGTTTGGATTCTTAGGAGGATTGTACAAATAAATCATCTGGAACCCTGCTTTGTTCCCTCGAACGAAAGTTGCTTCGATATTGGCAAGTTCATCTTCGCCCTCACCATCATCGAAGAACTCTGTTAACTCATCAAGAATAACCAACTTAATTGGTTTATCTTCGTCAATAATACCTTTTGTATCATCAATGCCATCTGAACCAGAAAAATAGATTGTCGTATTGTACTTTTTGTAAGTGATTTCCATCGGGCTTTTCGTTATGTAAAAACGATTTTTTGGCATCTGAAGCCTGTTGATGCCTCGAAGCATTTCTTTATATACTGTCTTACGCAGTTTATTGTGATGCTTACGCAAGACAACAGCGGAGCCATGCGCATCATCTATAATCTGATAAACTGTTCTAACACCTGCATAGCTTGATTTTGTTCCGGCACGTCCTGAAGTAAGTATAATATGCTTATGCTGCTTATCGTTAAATATCGGCAAATACTTCGGTATTACTATTTCTGATATTCTGATTTGCTTTTTCGCCTGCATCGTTAATTACCTCAATTCCATCATCATTGATATCTGCCTCTGCCAAAGATAACCTCTCTGTTTCCGCTTTTATCTTCGCTATTCTCGCTTTCTGCTCCTCAGACGCAAGTTCCCAATCTTTATGCAACATCTCATCATACTGTTTAATTAGTGACCTTAATTCTCCTTGTGCTCTCGCCTGTGCCTTTAAAAATTCATTTTGCTTATCCCAAGCCTGCTGCACTTCCCACTTTTCGCCTATGACATTTCCGGTCTTATCCTCGATTTTTTCTACTGTCTTATCTTCATGATTCTTTACATAGGCAATCTTTTGTGCTCGAATAATAGCGGCATAAGCAATCTGAATCTGATGCCATAGCAAATCTAATGGATTCGCTTGACTGATAGCATCGAATATTTCTTTTGTTTCATCCGGAAGATATTTGCTAAAAAAGCCATATTTTTCTGCGTTATTGTTTCTGACTGGTGCACCTGCGCCCACTGCATTTTTATTTCCCAAGGGTGCACCCTGCTTTTTAGGTAAAGGTGCACCCTTTTTCTTTTCTTCTGACCACTTATATCTCTTTATCCACGATTTCAAAGTGTTTAATGAGACATTATATTTATCAGCAATTTCTTTTATCTTCATCCCTGATAGGTAGTCAGACTTTACTTGTGCTTTATCAATATTTTCTTTTTCAAGTATTTTTGCCACCTACCTCTTACTTTGTTTGTTTTGTAATTAAAAATAGCACCCAGCTAACTTAACTGAGTGCTACACAGATAAAAATATAAAATAAAGGAGAAACCTGCAAGATTAGTTCTTGCGGACTCTTGACGCTAACTCCGCCAAGTGAGTTGAGTACGCCGTCACGTACTAACAAAGCAGAGAGATTCGAACTCCCATTCAGCCCAACACTGTGTTCTGCCATTAAACTATGCTTTGCACCTGCTGATATCAACAGCAGGCTAAATACGATTCAAAAAGTTATGTAGGAGGTTTGCCTTATTGAAATCAAAAAACCAACCAATGGCTTAAGTATTAAAAGGTATATATCCTTTAACACTTGTTTACACTATATCATATCTGAAACTATCATTTACTATCATCTTTTTTTAAATTTTAAAATTTTTTAATGCTGTATTTCGTAATCTATATGTCTGTGCTTCTCCATATCCTATTTTTTTAGCTACTTTTTTCCACGTTAGTCCATCAAGATAATATCTCTCTAGTACCTCTCTTTCTTTTGCATTGTCCATATTTTGTAGTTTTTTCTCTATCTCCATCCGCAATTTTATACTTTTCAGATGTTTTTCTCTTAACTCCTCATTTAATTTTTCTTCTAACACAAAAATATCTGACAAATCACTTTTGCTGTATGCTCGTGGCATCCCATTCACTGTTGCAGACGGAAATAATTTATCCATCTGCATTTTATCAATTCTTTCTTTAATAAGTTTTTCTTCTCTTTTAGCATTTTCATACTGTAAAAGATATTGAACTTTTTCGTAGATTTCTTCCTGCTCCACTGGCATCACCTACTTTCGCATACATTCAAACTCTTGATATGTAAACGTTTCTAAAAAGCCGTTTCCTGCTTTTGTTTTAATTCGCAGCAGGATGAAATGTTCGTACACATCAACAACTGTCGCTTTTCTGATTTTCTTTCTTTTTCTGCGTCCGTCTTTTTCCTCACTCACTTCTTCTGTGATAATTTTTACCTTGTCCCCGATTCTGACATTATGCTCTTGTCCAAGTCTCTTTCTTGTTTCAGCATTTCTTTCTGCCGCTCTCGTTCCCCAGAGCACCGAAGCACCCTGGGATGTAATATCTCTATAACTCATTTTCTTATCCTTTCCGTTCATTTACTTGATTACCTTGCACTTCCACATCCACGACAATATGTTTTTCGATTGATTTCTTTTGTGCACATACAATTATGTACTTCACTACACTTGTTTTCATTGACTTCTACATAATCTTTCACTTCTTTTTCTCCTGGCTGTAATACTTTGTCCTGCTCCCAAGATACCGGCATGAACATAGTCTCTCCTCTGAGCTGTTCTTTTACATAGACAAAAACGCCTTTTCCCATGTCTCCCAGTAGACCGTAAACTTTCCAGCCACACGCCTTGCACTCATAAGGGTTCGAGCTTTCTTTTCCACAGGACGGGCAACGAAACTTCATTTTTCCGATAGCCTCTTTTAACTCAAATATCGTTCCGAATACCCTCACTTTCCCTGCTTTGATTTCCGGCTGGTTACAATCCTGATAATAGTTCATGTACCAATAATTTCTGTCAGTCTCCCAGCTATCAAGAACGTCCTCCCAATTCAGCCCAGTAGCCTCTCCGTAGGCTTTAGCTCTGTCGATAACCCACTTGAACTTATTGCAATACTTATGGAAGCACTTGCCTCCGCAGGTCACACACCCTTCTAAGTGTATGGTTCCGCCGTCCTTTTTGCAATCCTTGTCAACCGCCGCTTTTAGTTTGTCATATCCTACGCTCATACGATAATCTCCATCCATCTCTTCAAATATTCTTCCTGCTCCGCATCGTCCACTTCTCTGTCAGTATCTCGAACAATCATCCAGCAGCTTGCTGTAAGTGCTAAGAGCACTAATACAAACATAATCACTTTCAATTTCACCCTCTTACGCAAATTTCAATTGTTTTCCTGTATCATCTATCAACAAATTCGGCATTCTCTCGCCTTTTTTCAAGTAGTTACAATTTGCTTCTACAAGCATTTTAGCCATTTCCGGCACAACACTGTTTCCAATTCTAGCCACTTGCTTTGCTACTGGATAGCTTTTCCAATTGTAATCCTTGTCAATGATATAATCATCTGGAAATCCTTGCATCCGTTTCAATTCTTCTGGCTTTAACATTCTTAAAAATATGTCAGATATCACATACTTTTGACCTTTGATATTAATCACAACATTTACTAGACCAAACCGGTCCTTTGTTGTAATTGTTCCCAGTGGTTTATCTAATTCTTGTCCTACACCAGAGCCATAATATTTTATTAAAAATGCAGACACAAGTCCGAAATGTCCTGGTGATGTAGTAATTGTATGTAAAGGCTCATCACATCCCTGTCCGATTCCAGTTTTATAATATTTTGTAATAAACGCTGTCACTAATCCATATCGGTTCGATGTATCAATCGTTTTAAGTGGCTCTGTAAGTAACTGTCCTCTGGAGTCTCCTTTTTTCGTTTCTCCGTGATATTGAATAATAAAAGCAAGTGCTTTTTCATTTTTTACAACATAGGGAGTTGGCGCATCAATAATATACTTCTTGATTCCATTTGCAATTCTCTTTTGTGTTGCCTCTGCAAGAGGCTTTTTCCGGTCAAATATAGATTTTCCTAAATCATCCCAAAAAATATACTCTCCACACTCTTTCCAGCGTTTAAAGCCTATTCCGTCTTTACTGTGCGTTGGTGATGGAAAACAAATTTCCCTGCCATCTCTTCGAAAAATTGCATACCAGCGTTTTCTTGTCGTTGGTGCTCCGTAATCTGCTGCTACTAATTCTCTACTATCAAATTCATACCCCAAATTTTTCATTGCAGCTATGAATTTCTTATAGTCCTCACCTTTCCGTTCTGGAATGGGACGTCCTTTCTCATCCAATGGTCCCCACTGCTGAATTTCTTCAACATTTTCCATGATAATTACTTCTGGCAGGATATCTTTTGCATGTTTATAAACCGCCCATGGCAGGATTCTAAGACCTTTTTTTCGAGGTTGCCCACCTTTTGCTTTACTATGACTTGTACAATCCGGAGATGCCCACATAAGAGCCACACGTCTGCCTTTTATGTATTTTTTTAAGTTGACTTTAAAAATATCCTCAGTTAAATGCAATGTATCCGGATGATTTGTCCGATGCATCAATATCGCATCTGGGTCGTGATTAATTGCAATATCAACTTGTCTGCCTAATGCCATTTCAATTCCCGTTGACGCACCGCCACCGCCTGCAAAACAGTCAATTATTAGTTCGTTCATTATTTTCTCACCCCTGTCAACTCATCAATAACTTTCTCTCTAAATCAGAGACATCATAATCCCTGTTCGGAAAATTACTGAATTTTGTTTTCTTTGCTTCTGCTTGCTTGTTTTGTGTCTTTACATTTTTTATCTTTCTTACAGGATAGAACGTTTCCCATCCTCTCATTGTAGCTTCCTTTGCAACCTCTATCTTTTCAATATCCGTCTGTGCAATTTCACACAAACGTTCTTTATACAACTCAATCTGACTCGGATTGATAATTGCTCCTTTTTGCTTCTTGTATGAGATAAACAACAAAAAAGCATCTTCTACTTCTTGATTGTCAAAATATCTATTCTTTGTATCGATACTGGAAGTAGACTCTTTAACCTGAGGTTTTTCTTGCGAAGCAATATATATATATTTATTTACTTTACTTTCCTTTATGGCATTTTTCTCGGAATTATCGAAGTTATTCTCGGAAAAA